ATACCACTGTGCATCGTTGCATAAGCGACCTAAACGCGTTTAGGCGCTTATAGTATCGCAAATATACATAGGTGTCTATGTATATTCTATCCTACTTAAATGGTGAGTAAAATGGAACACATATGGGAGCTTCGGAAATTCCAAAAGACCCTCAAAATGCATCGAATATGGATCGAGTTTATTCACGATTTTAAACCTGCTGACGATACTCAACTACGTGAACAAGATTTATCTCTCGATCTAGCTTACGATGAACTATTGACTGCTCATGACAAGATCATGCAAATACTACCTCAAATTGCACGAAAACTGCACACTCCTTAATACGTACATTTCTAAAATGCATGTATAAAATTGATCAAACTTAAATGTATGATAAAATAAAATAAAATAAAATTGTAATAAGGATTTAAAATCCACATAAAAGGAACCATGAGTCAACAATTCGTCCCCAAGACAGAGTATGACGCACTGCTTCTTAGATTCGAAGCATTAGAGAGATTAGTAGGGAGACGCGAAGTCGATCTTCCTCCATTACCACCATTGCCGCTGTTGGATGAGCCTGATCTACCACCCTTACCTCCGATTGATAACATTGCAAATCCTGTAGTTGATCTCTTTGACCTACCAGACGGTGTATTCATCCAAGCTCCTGTAAGTGTCAATAACGATATCTTCGGTAGACTTCTTGCGGATGACTTCGTACAGGTTCCATTTTCTGATGTTAACGACTTTGACCTCGGTGAGGTATTTGCACAAGCTTATCCTGCACAACCAGTTGAAGATCAAGGGTTTTTTAATCGTCCTGAACCCGAGGTGAGTAATATTGGTGAAATATTGGATCTCTATGAGGAACCAGAACCTGAGGGATATCCAATCGATGGGAGTCCAACATTACCTAATCCAATAGTCACAGATCGCGAAGGTAAACAATACAGAGAATACTCGTTAGAGCAAGTTAATGCAAACATCCCTCCATACGTTGAAGAAGAGCTCGTTCAAGTTGGTGAATGGATTGAGCAGCACCCGGATGTTGAGCAAGTTGTAGAGTACTTCAACCTACTAATGCGTAATATGTACAACATTGCTATCCCTAGGTCGCTTATCGAAGTATTCTTCTTACGTCTAGCAAGTGTGCAATCCGCTGATTCGGATGTAAAGTTCTTGTTGCATGTGGTCAATTACGATCCTGAACAACCACTTAATAATGTTGACGAGTACAGAAAGCTCAGCGCTTACTTCGAATACTTCGTTAGACTGTTACAATTTGCGAATGATGATAAACGTGTTATCACAATAGGAGAAGAGTTAGGTTCAGATGGTGTTGACATGAGCTTCAGGACTTCAAATAAATGGACCGCAATTACAGTTGAAGTCTATGATAGTTTAAGGATGAAGCAATACATCGAGAACTCCCGTGTGAGAGATAACAAGTCAGTCAAGGCTTACCATGGTTTGAATATTTACAATGATACTTACCACGTTCCCATGTTTGTAGACAAGGTGTTCTCAGCTGAGTTAAGTAAGCAACCAATCCATGCTTATACCTTGAAGCGTTACCAAATCTACCGTGATGATAAAATTTCTGAGGAAGATAAGGGTAGAATCGGAGGATATAAGGTTGAGGGTAATGCAAGAGCTAAAGAGGGAAACATTCACTGCTTTGCATATGCTCTCGCCACTGTCTTTACTGCTATGAACGACAGTGATCGTCATGATCGTTTGATGTCACTATTTGGCGGTGATGCTATTAAGGTACACTTACCCACATTAGAATTCTCCAAGTTCTGCTATCTTCTCAACATTAACATCCAGACATACAAGATTGGCTCTGATGGTTATAAGAAGAAGACCGTTACCTTGTATAAAACATCAGAACCTAACGAGTATACAATCCTTGTTGAGTTAGCCATTCACCGAAACCACATCTTTGTATACGAAGAATTGGAGGGTATTCCAAGACTTCTATTAGCTAAAGGTGTTACAGGTACTAAGAAGAGTCATAGTCGTATCAACTCTCTCAAGCTTGTATACATGATGGAGAAGCATGGTTTTATCGACCTCAGGTTTAAGTCAATCGAGCAGTTTAACAATGCAAGAGATGAGGAGCATAACATTCCTGACTGTAAGCAAACCTCAGCACAACTCTTGAAATACTTAGCATTTGATCAGCGTCCTTATGAGAATCGACGTAAGGAGGTATCTGAAGCGCAGCAAAAGCTCCTACCTACTATTAAGTTCTGCTGTGATACAGAAACCATGAAAGTTAATGCAGCTTCAGAAAACCCAACAGTCAAAGCTAATTGGAGTCATCTCAAGAGTGTTGAGCATTGCATCTCCTTAGGATGGTGTCAGCGTACAGGTGCTGAAGTGGGTGAAGAGGGATATCGCTCACAGGTTAACTCCCCAGATCTCAAGACAATTATGGCGCTTAAGATGTTTGAGGACATGATCAAGAAGAATCGCAAATACAATGAGAAGTTTGGTAAGGTTGGTAAGGAATACAACAATAAAATCCTGTGTGAGTTCCACAATCTTAAGTTTGACTTAGCTGTATTGCAAAACTCAGGCTTAACTATTGAGAGCGAGTTAGTCAGCGATGGACGAGTATACAATGCAACGGTAAGATATCAAGGACATGTGTTTGAGTTCAGAGATACACTCAAGAAGATCCCTATTGGATTAGCTGCAGCAGGTAAAGCATTCCAAGCTAAACATACAAAGAAGGAGGTTATTGCGTATGAGTACTACAAGATCGACAATTTTAGTCCGATTGGTAGTCATAAGAGACCTACTATTGACGAATACGTCCAGTATATCAAAGAAGAGATGCATAGTCTCTCAGATTATTCCAAGACATCTCTAACACAACGCAATAGGAAGCATATACTCAAGGTTATGAAAGAAGACCACGCAGGTCCTAACGAGTTTGAGTATGAACCAGCCAATGAGACGTTTAATGCTTGGAGGTACTACTTCTACTATATGAAGTTTGACTGCCTTACTCTGAGAGATGTGATGAATAACTACGATAAGATTATCGCAAGTACGTTCAACCTAGACCCTAACAAGTTCCTCACAATTGGAGCAATTCAACAACAAGCAGCTGAGGACTATGGATGTTTCGAAGGTGTGTATGAGTATCAAGGTGGAACTAGGCTATGGTTATCTAAGTTCTGCGTAGGTGGTAAGACATATTGCCCGCCAAAGTATCTCAAGAAGAGGCATGGAGGTCCTGTTGAGTGGAAAGAGCATGTAGCTGTGGATAAGAAGACTGGAGAGTATATTATGGTTAAGGTGAATACAATCTCTGGTAGGATTGAGACATTAGACGGAGTATCTCTATACCCATCCTCAGTTATCTTACTAGGAGAGTTAGGTTACGGTGCACCTATTGGAGAAGCAAAGAGGCTTACAGCTGATGTAGATTGGAATACTATCTCATACTACAACGTTGAGATTAAGATCACAAAGGTTAACAGAGAGTGTGAAGTACCTAAGATTTGCACTAAAGTCGATGGAATCCTCAACTATACTAATGAGGTTCCTACTGAGAACGTATTCGTAGATAAGATTGGACTCGAAGAGTTAATTAAGTATCACCAGATCGAGTACGAGATTGTTGATGGAATATATTGGGATCAAGGGTTCAACACTAAGGGGTGTGAGTTCAATAAGATGTTATTCGCAATGAGACTTAAAGCACAAAAGGAAGATAACTCTGGTCTATCTGAGGTGCTTAAGCTATTCCTCAACTCGTACTATGGTAAGCATATTCCTAAGAAGCATGAGACTAAAACCCAAATAATCGAGCGACATATCTACTCTAAACCAGATGCAAATGGTAAGAGACAGATCGTAGATGAGAATGGGAACATTAAGAGATTTATGTACCAGAACAGCAATGAGGTCATCAACATCCGTATGATTAACGATCGTCAAGCTGTAGCTACCCTGAACAACATAGACATGGGTTATGCCAGAATGCAAGAGGGTATCATGATCCTATCAGCATCTAAGAGACTTATGAATGAAGTGTTCCATGTATTGGAAACGCTTAATGTTCCTATGTTCTATACGGATACGGATTCCATGCATATCTACAAGGACTGCATCCCAGATGTTGCTGATGTGTACGAGAAGATGTATGGTAAGAAATTATTGGGTAACAACCTGATGCAGTTCCACTCAGACTTCAAGCTGAAGTATATCGATGAGAATGGTGATACCAAGGTAGCTAAAGACGTTAGTGCTGATTCTAGCATAATCATCGAAAAGAAGCTATATTGTGATAACCTAGTGGGTGTGAGACCTAAGATGGAATACAATACTGAGAAGGATATCTATGAACCAACTAAGGAGATGATCCCTGTTACAGGATTCCATATCCGCAGCAAAGGTATCAACAGTTGTGCGATATCACACAAAGCCAAAGATCTGGATCCTACTGAGACTCATAAGTTCGGTGGAGATGTATCCAAGGTATACGATGTACTAGCCAAACAGACACTAAAGTTCAACAACGTAGTGGAGGGTGGTGCACCTAGGTTCAAGATCTTCAACTACCAATGTGTTACAAACAAGGTAGATGATTACAGAACAGTTGGGCATCGCGGAGCAGCGAAGTAGAAAGCATATACATCGAAAGGATGTATATGTAATTAAGAAGAAGTACGAGTGATACAAATATTAGGAGAAGGACGCTTCACAATGTTATGAACAGCGAGCGGTTCAGAAACAGAAAGAACAGGAGGTTTGAATCCTTCCATATGTCGGATGCACATAGCTGAACCTACACCCATACACTTGGAGAGATCAACGACTCCAGAAGGCGGAGTAGCTTCAACAGTCTTCGCAATTGGTACTTCGGAGAGAACAAAGGGTTTAGCTGTATCCAGAAAGATAGGGCGAGGTTTATCCTTGATCGGAGATAGAGCTTTAGCTAACACTTGCTTCACATAATCTTCCCAATCTATACGTTCCAGGTATGATGGGTCGATAGGAGTAAAGAGACGTAAATCAGCAATGTTATCAACACCTCGATCCTTGCAGATACGTTGGTGTTTCTTGGTATTCAGATGAGTAAGGATAGCATGTGAGCTTTTCAGAGTGCAGTCGCAGAATAGACACTTCATGATGATGAATGGCATTGTTTTAATTGGTCCGGATTATTTATTACAAAATTATGATATAAATATAACATAATTAATCTTGCATCTATTCAAATGCCGTACAATAAAGTTAGATGTACTCTTTGTGCATACGATACAACTAGACCTGCGTCTCTAGGGAGGCATATTAACTCACAACGACATCGTGATATGCTCGATGCTCTACGTCTCACCAATGAAGATACTCAACCATACATCAACATAAATGGAACGCCTCTCACACCTGTACAAGCTAAGGAACTCAGAGTGCAACTCTACTTCATGAAGCTCAAACATGTACCGGTAACTCCTGATATGTTCAATCAAGAATTACAACAAAAGGAACGAGAAAAGCTCGACCTATGTAGAGCATTGGTGGATTATGTTATGAAAGAATATCACTAAATATTATGTCAACAATACAAATGGCAGATCAACGATACATACGAATGTTGCAACAATCTCTCGCTCAGGAGCATGGAGGTGCATTGATGGGTGGAGCTTATTCAGGTGGTTGTGCACCGAGGAAGCCGAGGCGAAGCCCTTGGGCAGGGTTAACTGAAGAGGAGCATAATGCAAGGGTTGCTAAAACTCGAATAACAAAAGCACGGAGGAAATTGGAAAGAGATGGACTCGCCGGACAGGGGTTTAGGCGAGGAGGTGGTACTGCGATAGATCGCGAGAATTACCTATCTAATATTGCAGGTGATCTAGAGGTAGAATGGGATCAATGGGAAGCGGAATACAATTCTTTATTCGCCGAAGTTGGAGTGGATATAATTCCGATCAGTCAGCGAGAGAAGACTTGTATCAGGAAGGCTATGAGAGATCGACTTGTAAGTCAACGAGCTCCATATATCACCGGAAAGGTTAGAGTTTAATACATCTCAAATATTTATATACGTCGTATATAAATGTCAGATAAGCCTGTAATACCTAGGAGGCGATATAACCAACTTATTGGCGATTATGCGAAAGATAAATACATCGATGCTGTATTTGGTATGCAAGCATATTATTATAGGCAGGGTATGGATCCTCCTGAGATGACTTCGACTCAAGAAAGAAAGCTGTATAAGAAATATAGAGATGAAGCTAGGGAAGTAATACCATTCCAACCAGAACCTGCTTTACCGAGATCTTCTAAATGCCCTCCATGTCCAACCGTTGATGAGGAGGAACCTCTCCGAGTCAGGACCGCGCCTCGAAACATGAACGTAGAACGAGAGCTTGATATGGTTCAATCTCAAATAAAGAAAAACACAAAGAGTATAGCGAAGAGATATCGAGAGTTAAAGGATCAACGTTTAAATTCGTTGAGAAAGCAGACTAGAAAACAAAGAGGTATCACAGAGTTGATGGAATATCAAGCAGAGAGAGCTAAGCAAATGTATCCAAAGAGTGTAGCACCAGCTGCTATTGCTCCTTCACGTATATTAGAACCTGCACTATTTGAGGAAGATAATGCAGACGATGAAGAGGAACGAGTAGAAGTTGTCAGTGTTGCTGAAGAAAGAGAGAGAGCGAAGAGAGTTGAAGAGAATATAGAAAAAGAGCGAGAGAGACTCCAAAGACTGTATGATGAACAGAAACGTATCAGTGCTTTGAGATCTAAACGTGTCATACAGTTAGAATTGGAATTAGAAAAAGCTAAAGAGAAACCATCACTCACCATGAAAAATGTACAAGACTTTCAGAAACAACTGAACGATTTAGCTATATTAAAGGATTCAATCGCATTAACACAAAGAAAAATAAACCAAGCAGAACAAGAAGAAGGTAATGCTACCATAGACTCAAGAACACATGATAATCTTCAACAACTGAGAGAATTTCTAGGATCAACTAGTAAGATTCCTAGAAGAATACCCGTAAATATCAAACCTATACGTCTTCCTCCTCAAAAACCAAAGGTTGTCATACCTCAAAAACCTAAGGTTGTCATACCTCAAGCCGCTCTAGATATACAAGATCGCATCATGAGCGCCGCCAGGAAAGAAGTAGAAGAAGGACGCATACGGCGAAATATAGCACCTGCCAATATGAAGCAAATATTACCCATCCGTGCACAACCCTCTTAAGCCTCTAATATTTATATACCTCATATATAAATATGTCCTTCACTTACACTCAGCCAAATAAGGAAGCAGAACCCATCGCCTTGGTAAGATCTAAGGTCGGAAGAGGTATCAAGCTTGTATATCTCTCCGAAGAATCTCCAGAAGAATCCACATCTACATCAATCAACGACATTATATTCAAAGAACACTCAGCCCGGGTGTTCGCTCAAGCACTTGCCAATGGTTTGACTATCAAAGACATTGAGGATGGTCTGAAGATTGGTAACAATAGTCAACGTAATCTAGGCTCTCAAATCTCCCTCAGCTCCAATGAAGTACTTGAGCCCATTCCATCACCTCACAAGCCTGATCGTACTCTCGTCTCTGGTGGTTCTGGTGTAGGTAAGTCTACTCTAGTCATGGAGATGATAGCCAAATATGCCAAGTTTCATCCTAAGAATCGTATCGTACTCTTCCTACGTCAAGAGGATCCAGCCTTTGATCGATTGGACGATATAGATGCTGAGGTGACTGAGATTATCGTCGATGAGAAGATACTTGAGATGAAGATTACTCTGGATGATTTGGAGGACTCTCTCGTTGTATTCGATGATATGGATAACATTACCAACAAGAAGCTCAACGAGTTTGTACACCGTATCGTCAATGACATCCTCACCAATGGAAGGAAGCGTAACATCTCTTGCACCTATATCAACCACGCCTTCTTAAGCGGTCTCCAATCTAAGATCGTTAATCATGAGAGTAACAAAGTCTTCTTCTTCCCTGCCAGTGGTATCAGACAGACTATAGCGTTCCTGAAGGAGTATCTCGGTATGTTGAAGCATGAGATCGAGACTGTCACTAAACTACCATCAAGGTGGGTGATGATCTCCCGTACTTCTCCTCGATATGTACTGTACGAGAAAGGAGCGTTGATTATTTAAGCTTTATTTATCCTAACCAAACGATGAACTTAACTCTGCTCACAGCAGATCAACCTAAACCATGGTTAAATATTGTAAGCAACAACGACAAATGTAGCTCTTTAGAAGCATCAGATAAGATAGTGGCTGACCGAGTAGAGAGTAACGACTCCACGGCTGTCATTACACTCGGATCCAATAATATCGACCTATTAGCCAATAACGTAAGTATCACAGGTAATGTGGTCATAGATACAAACAATGTAGAGATAGGAGCCAATGCAGCTGTCATCGACATCAACGGATCTGGTGGAGCTGTTGCCATCGGTAAATTTGCAACTACTTCCAACGTTGCCGCAGGTGGAGGTGTTGGCTCTGTTGTCATTGGAGACTCTGCAGCTTCTAATAGCATTGGTAACGTTGTCATTGGTCAGAATGCAGCAAGTAAAGGTGTTGCTGTTGATAACGTTATTGTTGGTAAGTCTGCAGGAGCAACAACAACGGGAAGAGGTATGGTTGTAGTTGGAGCAGAGGCAGCTGGTGCCAATTGTACAGATGGTTCTGTTTACATCGGGAAAGAAGCAGCACTTGATGGAGGAGGCTTTGCTCGATGTATTATCATCTCTGCAGCTGGAGAATCAGGAGGGCCTCCTATAAATCCTACTGCTGCTGATCAGATCATCCTATCCACCAGCAACGTTAACCTAACCAATGACCCTACAGGACTCTCTGTCTCCTCTAACAATATCAAGGCTAATAGCATTGGAGTTCCTTCCGGTACATTGACTATCAATGGTAAAGCTAAGATTGGTCCTCGTCCTATTAATACTGGAGGATGGACTATGACTGGTCCTCCTATCCCTATCGTCAATACAACTGCAACTATTAGCATGATCAGCACAGGTATAGGCTCTCTCACCACACCAGCCAATACAGTCTCAGTTGGTTCTACTTCGTTTGGATCTATGGGAGGTACTCTCAATGCTCTCAATGGTGCAACCCTTAACCTCTTCTTGACTATTAATGGTGTTTCTGTGATTGCCTTTGCTCACACCTTTAGCAATGCTGTATCTCTCCCAGGAAGTGGATGGACCTTGAAGACAACAATGGTCTGTGTCGCTGATGGTCCTGGTGGTACAATCAGGTACAACTCTATCTTCTACTATCGCAGTGATCTAGATCTAGGTAAGGGTGAAGTACAAGATACATCCTTTGCCTTTGATACAACCTCAGCAGCTACGTTCGGTATGACTGGGAGATGGGGAGCTGCCTCACCCTCTAACAGCATTCAGATGAACAGCCATTACAACACGAACGTTTATCAACCCTAGTCAAATGGAAGCATTAGAGATAAAAGAAGTGGAACATCGGATCCAATATGAAGACAGAGAACAGGAGAATACTTATCGAACTTGTTGTGGAGCTATGAGTGACCGTAGATTGTTAACATTCATCGCTACCTTAAACATCTCGCTACTTATTCTAACCTTTAGTTGTTACATGTTGGCTACAAACAAGGATTGTACAGCGCAACATACGTACGTAGGTTTAGTTACTCTGATCATTGGGATCTGGTTGAAGTCTCCCATTTAAGCGAAGCAGCGAAGCAGCATATACAACTCTCTGTTGTATATGTTTAAGGTGTTACCTTAGGTGTTACAGTCATCACCGTGAATTCATCCGGAGAGACTTCTAGTTCTGCACACACTTCCATGATTCCTCCTCTGAACTCCTCTACAGTCCACTTGTTGAAGAGATGGCGAAGGATACACCACCTTCCACATGTAGAGACACCTGGCTCATCAGCTTGGAACTTGTATTGGTTGTAATGGATTGGTTCCTTTTGTCCAACTTGGTATAACATCTGAACTAGATAAGGAGGTAATCTGTATGCCCTAGGTATCTGTTCAAACTCTGTGTCTGGTTTATATCCATAAGAGTCAAAGAACTCGATGTGTCCATTAGCTCGATGTAAGAGGGTCCAGTGACCGTAGTTCTCTCCAGTACGATATAGAATAACAAGAGGAAGATTATCCATAACCTGCTCAGTGGTATATCTGGGTAAATCATCGTAAGTAATAACGTTGGGAATATATTGTGCTATCTCTGTATCACTCAGCGAGTAATCCATAATTTTAATAGGACCTTAATAAACGTAGCAATGGACACTCCAGGCATTAAGTACTATAACCTATCGCTGACAAACAATCAGCAAGATCCAATCTTAGCATCTTTGACAGATCGACGTACATCCAGCATACTCGAGAAGCCCGATGAATGGGAGATGAGCATTGTACGCTTCCAAATCTGTACCAATGAAGTCCCACTGTTTAAGCCAGTGATACCCGATCCGGCATTTCCATTGAGAACCAACATGAGTATCACGCTGAAGTATCTCAACAACTTCTTTCAGCAGTTCATCGAAGTAACAGCACAAGAAGCAACTAGAGGTATCTTCGATTACAATGCTATCCTTGATCATGTGAACGATGCTTCCTTAATTGCCTTTGGGTTGTTAAAGGGTGCGTTTCCTGCTTCTGATGGTACAGCTGCTCCTCTCTTTTACTTGAATGCTGATACCTCACTCATCTCGATGTATACCCAATCTGTCTTCATTCAGAGCAATGCCAATAGAATCCAGATAGGTCTGAACCAACCTCTACAATCACTGCTCAATATGCCAACGAGTAACATTGTACTTCCTTCTGCTAGTATATCTGGGTTTACGTATGAGTTAGCTGTGAAGGACTCTGCCATCTTACTTCCTCCTACCAACTTGAGAGAGGGATATCCTATCGGTGTGAATCCTATACCTGGTGAAGTAATGTCTAGTAGTCAAGAGTTTCGTACTTTAGATGAATGGAACCTCATCAAGGCTGTTATCTTTACAACTGCTCTAGTTCCTTTGCAGCATGAGTATCTACCCAATAGTTCTGGCATTGGACAGTCTTACGTTCCCAACAACAATCAGCTAGGCATCTTGACTGACTTCCAAATACAGAAGGATAATGTAGAACCAACACGAGGTATTCTTACTTACGTTCCTCCTGGCGAGTATCGTATGATTAGCTTGATGGGGACTAATCCATTCAGTGCGATCGATGTCACTGCTTCTTATCAAACATACAACGGTGATATATTCCCTATTACTCTCGGCCAAGGAGAGAACATGAGCTTGAAGATTATGTTCCGTCGTAAATATTAACACTAAACTTTTCAACCCTATTCTAAATGACCGAACTACTCAACATCAGGGTGATTGACCCAAGGGTTGACATCAACAATACTCGTAACAAAACTTACGGAATACTATCTGGAGGTTCTCAGCAAACATGGGAACCATTCGTATCTCAATCCTTCTCCGACTCTCAGATTAGTTGGTCCTGCCCTACACCCAGTAAGGATGTATATGTTAATCGTAGGGTATATATCAAGATGAAGTTCTTACTAACATTCCGCGGTACAAGTGCCGGTTTGGGTATTCCATTGTTACAAGCTGCAGGTCTCCCTACTGCTCCTGGTGTAAATCCAGGTGCGTTTACCTTTGATGCTCCTCGCTGTAACCCATTGAGTCAAGCATTCTCTACCTTTGCAGTGCAGATGAACAACGACAATATCTCTAGCAACGTCAATACCTACTCTAGGGTCTTTCAGCGATTCAACCGCACTATCGATGAAGAGAACTTAGATCTATCGATGACTCCATCTATGGCTGATAAGGCTCAGTCCTATGATGATCTACAAGGCTTTGCTCTGAATCCTTTGGCTCAATATGGTGATAACGTAGTGGAGACTCCTAGAGGTGGTTTCGCTGGTGCGGTGATTACTCGCAATGATGGTACAGGTACTGCTGCTGATGTTGCTACTGTTGAGTTAACGGTGACAGAACCCATCTGGCTGTCTCCATTTACGTTCGGACGAGGTCAGGAAGATGTGGCCTTGATTAACATTGTGAACATTAACCTCACAGCTACATTGGGAGGTAGAGGTAATGGAGCATTAACTGGCCTGTGTAGTGCTCTTTGGTCTCATGCTCCTGGTGGATCTGTGCTGACTTCTGCTGTTGCTAGTGTGGTTGAAGGTACAGCATTGTTCAACTACATTAGTCCTCCGGCTGGTCAGAGCATTCCTCAGAGTATTGTGTACTCTTACTTTGAACCTACGCTGTACCCTACAGCTTCTAGTGCTCCTGTGTTAGCTGGAGCTAGTACTACTCTTACGCTGAATAACATCCAATTGCAGTCTGTACCAAATAGGATGTACATCTGGGCTAGTGAGCGTGATCAAGATGTGGATATTACTACCACTGATACGTACTTCAAGATTACTGGGTTGAATATTACATATGGTAACCAGACAGGTATTCTTAGCAATATGTCTGAGCAAGATCTATACCAGATGTACTTGCGTAATGGAGGTAATAGTTCCTTCACACAATTCGTACGACATATCGGTAGTGTGATGTGCGTATCCTTCGGTATGGATATTCCTCTAGAGCCAATGATGGCACCAAGTGTGCGAGCACAACAGAACTTGAGGATGCAGGTTAACTGTACCAATATCAGTGCAAATGCTGTTGTTCCTACTCTGAACGTGTTGGTGATTCAGGAAGGTACGATGACTATCATGAATGGGAGTGTTACTAGGTCTGTTGGTGTGTTGGATAAGCAGCAAGTGTTGAACTCCTTAGCTGGTCCTGCTATGTCCTTCCATCCTAGTAGCAATATCTATGGTAGTAGCTTCTGGAGAGACTTTGGTCGTATTGCTAAGAAGCTTGCTAGACCGTTGATTGACATTGGAGCACAGGCAGCTGCTAAGTATGCTCCAGAGCTGTTACCTGTAGCTGCGGGTGCTGATGCTCTTGCCTCTGCATTTGGTATGGGGATGAAGCGTAGAGGTAAGCGAGGCGGTGCAGTGTTAAGCAACATGGATATGGAGAAGATACTAAGCTAGATTAAGTAGGATAGAATATACATAGACACCTATGTATATTTGCGATACTATAAGCGCCTAAACGCGTTTAGGTCGCTTATGCAACGATGCACAGTGGTAT